TGTCGGGCGCTTTAACCTGTTATTAAGGGGACTAAACCCCTCAGGTAGTCTCTGAACCTTCCTTAGATGTATCTAAGACTTGGATGCTGATTGCCGTATTACTAAACTTTTTACAAGACCAACCATAAGCATTTTCTCTTTCACCTTTTAGAAGAGGAGTAACTCTCTTGAAGTTTTGATTGTGAACTATTTTTTGTAGTTCTTCTAAAACTTCTCCACCAGTTTCGCAGTTTATTATACAAACTGTTTCAACTTTATTATAAGAGAAAATATACTTATCAATAGAAGTAATAGCAACATTTTTGTTCCTATTTTTACCTCCTACTTTACCACCAATACTTCTCATTTTCATAGCATACTCAGACTTTACAGAACGAGCAGACATTTCTTTTTGATAATCAGAACTCCAAAAGTTTTTCTTGGATAATCTTAGTGCTTCGTGTGTTTTATAAGCACCTTCAACTCTAAGAAGTCTCCAACCTTCATCATCAAAACCACACATCAAGTTATATGCTGCTAAGTCATAAACTTGACCGTATACATCGTACCTTATTTTATGTGCGAGTATGTGGTCGTCAAAAGATAATGAAATAATGTTTTCTGGATTATCAAGACCACCATCGTGTTTTGGGACAATATGGTGTTCTTCAAGATAAGTATTGGGAGGATATGTTTTTGATTTACATTCCTCAATAAAAGATAAGTACTGGTTAGTCATAAAGTCTATGTTACCAGAGTTATTTATATAAGTCAAGTAACATTTTAGTAACTTAGGGTTCCAGCAGTTCACCCGATTTTCACTTGCTGATTACTCAACAAGGGCACAGTTCCCTATGCATTGCGGAGAAAAGACTTCCTCCAAAAACACCCGCCACGCCCATCATATGAAAAGGGTGCATCAGAATGTTGTGTTCTGCCTGGAATACCAACCATTAGGCAGAACGGGAACCTATGTTTCCATAGGGATTGGACTATATCATCAACCTATTTGTATTAGGTTGTCGGGCGCTAATCTGGTATTACTCAACACGCTTGTTGAACCCAGTAGTCTCTGAACCTTCCACAGAAGTATCGTCTGTGGCTTGGATGCTGATTGCCATATTCATAAAGAACTTAGGTTTCCAGCAGTTCACCCGATTTATACTACACATTGGTTTAGTTTATGTAGTTAAATGTTCCTGAGATGCCAAGAGGCATACCATCAGAGAAAGAACCTTGACCAAAAGGATAGACCAGGAAGACTGCGGATGCTGCTGCAACAGGTGCAGAGTATGCAACGCAGATCCAGGGGCGCATACCAAGACGGTAAGAGAGTTCCCACTCACGTCCCATGTAGCAGAAAACGCCAATCAGGAAGTGGAAGACGACCAGTTGATAGGGACCGCCGTTGTACAGCCATTCATCAAGAGATGCGGCTTCCCAGATGGGGTAGAAGTGAAGACCAATTGCGTTGGAAGAAGGAACAACTGCACCAGAGATGATGTTGTTACCATACATGAGTGAACCAGCGACGGGTTCACGGATTCCATCGATGTCCACAGGGGGAGCAGCGATGAAGGCCACGATGAAGCAGATAGTTGCTGCCAACAGAGTTGGAATCATCAGAACGCCGAACCAACCGACATAGAGGCGGTTATTGGTAGAAGTTACCCACTCGCAGAAGTTTTCCCAAGTGGATGCGCCTTGTTGGCGCGAAAGAGTAGTTTGAGCCATTGTATTTGAACTAAAAAAGTAAGACCATCAGGGAAATGGTGGAGTTACTATTTCCTGTCACCCTTAGACAGGATATGAGAGACGTGCTTTAGACACCCTATAGGTCTCGGTTTGGGGTGTGATCCAACGGTGAAGAAATGTAAACTTCGTGTCGTTGATGTATTTATAATACACGGTTTTCCGCACCTCGTCAACCCTCGTGTGCCACCTCTGAAAGTGGTTGGTATACCTGCGAACATTGTGTCCCCATCTGGGGACGCTTTTGCTAAATAGCAGTATAGTTTGATTTGTGTAAGAAATGAAAAAGGTATTCATTGCTTTGGCAATGTTTATGATGGCATCACCAGCGTATGCAGGTGGACTAGTGACCAAACACGCTTCCAGCACTCAACTGACTGTTGATGCTGCTCGGTCTGTTGCTTCCAGAATCGGACACACCTTCACCACTTCTGGCAGTGGCGTAAGCACCACTGATGGCACCACTTCGGGTGTTGTTGGTAACGGTGTGCTGATGACCAGCGATGGTTTTACTGGTGCTTCCAGTGTCGTCACTGCTTCTCAGGCAACCTCTGGCAATGCATTCTCTTACAGTGCTTCATATACTCAGGGCGATGCTATCCCTGCCTCTGCTGCTACCGTAGGTGATATTCCTAACTTCGGTTCGGTTACTTCTTACACTGCTGGCACTGCTGGTTCTCTGGCAGGCACAATCACAAGTGGTCATGCTATTACTCTGACTGCTGGTGGTGCTGGCACTTCGGCAACAGGACAATTCGTTTCTGAGATCACTGTTATTGACTGAGGTTAAATAGTCATGACCAGATTACAAGAAGCAATCGGTCTTGGATTGATTCTTGGTGCCTTACATGGGGCTGCAGCGTCCGCAGTCCCCGTGGTTCCAAATTTCACTCAGGGTTCGATGACGAGCCATACAGAGACCACGCAAAGTATTACTGAAACCATCAACTCGATGGACTACAGCACTGGATATCAATACTCTGCAACTGGGAGTGGTATTACAGCGTCAGGTAATCTTTCACCTGGCACGGGTACTAATAACGTAACTATTAACGGGGTGACCTCATCATGGACAGGAATAACAAACAAACCATCTTTCACACAAACGACGCCAGGGGCAGCGTTCCAGTTCAGCGAAACCTACTCAGGTCCTGGTTTACAAAATCATACGATTATCCAGAGAACCACCGAGGTTACAAGCGTAACCGACACTACAAGTATCTTCCAGCAGTAATCGCTCTGCTATTTGCAACACCAGTCAATGCAGAAACAGTAGGTGGTGTTAGTGCAACAGCAGCTCCAGTGGCGAATAGCTCAGGCTCGGTGACCAACCAGGCGATCCAGGTATTACAAGGCCCTTACATCACTAATACTTACGGGGGCGGAATACAGTGTCAGGGTCCTACTGTCAATTTTACCCCATATGTAACTGGAGCGTTTAGTCAACAACATCCATTTGAATCATATTATGATACTCCTGTCTATGATATGACTACCGATGATGATGGAAACTTAAACAATCCAGGAGATATTTTATACTATGTTCCTACAAGAACTGGACAAAAAAATAACACTAATCTTTCAGTAGGTTTTAGTGCTACTTGGTCTCGTCCATTAGATAGGAAGTTACAAGACCAATGTAAACAAGCGGCGGCGACACAGATTGCATTACAGCAACAGTTGACTGCCAATAAAAGATTAGATTTTGAGATCGCGAGACTCAAGAATTGTGGGGAATTGAAACTCCGTGGAATTCAGTTTCACCCCAAGAGCCCTTATTATTCCGTATGTGCTGATGTCGTAGTGAATAATCCACCAGGACATACACATCCACACGTTCATGCTATCCCTTCCGTTTCTTCTTCCTCGGAAACACAGAGCGAAGTTCCTTCACAGCGTGATTCATCTGACGCTGCTCTGCTCGGCGCTCCCCTTGGGACAAGACTGGGGGTTTCTTCCCCCTTATCGCGGCAATCTTCTTCATTACCTTCTTCACAGCAGGTTTCACCGCTTTTAACAAAAGATCAGCAAGAGGTTTTGCAAGCAGTGCCGAAGTTGTCGCAATAACAGCAACACCTCCCACCTGTACAACCTGTCCACCACTAGGAAGTCCCGCTACTATTTGTGTAGGTAGTGGGACTTTTTCTGTTATCTGTACACAAGTGTTGTCAATCAGTTCATAACCAACAACCTTTTTTCTAAATCCTTCTACAAAAGATCCAACAGGTTCCTGTGCCTTCTGTACCTTAGTGGGACATTCTATCTGAGCAGTAGCGGCAGGTGTCTTAGGAACCTCTGGTGTCTCAGGAACTTCAGGAGTCTCTGGAGGGTTTACTTTTGGAACTTCTTCAGGTTTAGTAAAAACCAAGTTCTCTGGAGAATAATCTATTGGATTGAATGATGGCATATTACCATCACAAAATACCTGAGTTCCCTTAGGATCATCCTCTTCCAACATATTATTATCATCAACCTCATGCGCCTCAACGCATCCAGGAATGTCAATCAAAGGCACCCCAACATTCACCACTACAGGTGGAGCTGGTGGCAGTGCCACTGAAGGTGCGGAAAGAACCTGATTAATATTCAGATCCTTTATTTGGATAGGATTAATTTGGTTATTACTGATTTTAATATCAGGTATTTCCATTAATCTTCAAAGATTTTAAAAACTGAAGTCCAAAGAGAATGAAAGAACACATAGAGGAAGAAAGTTTGGGATGCTTCTTTCTTCACTCTATTCTTGTATGTAGATTGTGCCATAATGAACCATTAAAATAATATGATTATTTAACCAAACTCATCGAGTTCTCAGAAAGAGGGAATCGCGGGTCCAGTTACAGCAGGAGCACCGCCACCTGCGCCAGAAGGAGCAGGGAGGGCACCACCAGTCATACTAGGTAGTTCGGGCATGGCAGATTCCAACATTCCAGGCAGAGCGCCTGTGATCGCCTCTGTAGCGTGTTTGGTGACTTGTTCCTTAACACCATCAATGATGGCATCTCTTTGGAGATACACATAAGTTCCACCACCTACGATGCCTGCGACACCAGCGAATGATAGAAGTGCTAATACGTTAATGATTTTTTGCATGATTACATTTTGTAAGTGTCATCTGATTTTGGAGGTGCCTGTGTCAGTTGCATAGGTCCCTGTTCGATTCTGATTGTTTGAGCTGGAGCAGTTTGTGCCGCCTTTTCAATCAGTCTTTCCATATCAGCTTTGCTGATACCTCCACCACCATTTCCATTTTTTTCGCCATTTTTCTTGGCGGTCTGGACCCCGAACGTAGCTAAAACCCCAGTAAAAACGGAGGCTATGAAAGTCGGATCGAGCTTCTGTTCTGGAATACCCAGAGCAGGTGGTAACTTAATGTACGCGAGAGTTAAAATACCACCAGACCATACTAAAATTCCCAAGCGCACAAAAGTAGAGAGGATAGCAAGTTGCTCGTCGGCATCATCGATTTTATCTTTGATTTTACCGATAGGACCCTTCTTTTTAGGGTCATCCTTTTTTACTTCTTCTGGCATTTTGGAGAGGCATAGGATCAACTTATTTATCCAAAGTAGTTTGTAACCTGCCTTGCCATACGATCCCGAAGATCATTTATCTTCTTATCATCATACTGTTGAAAGTTTCCTTTCTTCTCCACTTTTTTATAATAATGAAGTGCATTGAGGATGATTGTGTAATCCTCCATAGTCAAATCAAATTCAAGCATGATTATTCTACCAATGTACCGTGTGCTCTACGAATCTCTCTAAGTTCTTCAAAGTTCTTTTGCTTGGTGCCACCATCATATGCCCAAGCGTAACCTTCTGTAATCATTTGCTCATTGAGGGACAACTCTGCGTCCCCAATGTATAACCAACCAAGAAGACGCCCATATTTGCCGACGCCACCAACAAGTTCAGTCCTAATAACAAGATCATCATCACCCTCAATAGCACCTTCGAGTTTTTCTTGTAACCAGACTGTTGCATCGAGTCCAAGTTTCTTTTCCTCCAAGTCTCTGGTACGCTTCTCTGGAGTATCCACTCCTGCGACTCTAACTCTTTCTTTCTTGTAAAGATCGAACCCCAAATCGATTGTGACATCAATTGTATCTCCGTCAAGAACTCTGTTGATCTCGGTCACTCGGAAGTTGTAACAACTCTTCCGACTTGGTGGTGTCATCGCTCCCATGGGATTCTCTCTTATCAATACCTAGTATATAGTAAATGATATAGGCAACTCCAATAAGAAGAAGCACTATAGACCAAATAACGCTCCATGTAGGATCATTCAGATTTTCGTGGGGTCTCAGAATCAGGTTCACGATAAAATGGTTCCCAATGTTGCCATCCATATTTATGAACTAGATTCATACCAATGATAGGAACTACTATTAGCATGAGGGAAAGGATACCTATACCCCATGGACTTTCCATTGTATGTCTAACAAACAAAATCATTCTGATAATACCGATAAGATAAAAAGAAATACTCCAAAGAAACACGCACCACTAATAATTAGCAGTGGCACATACTCATCTAACATATGCATTTTCTAATCCCCACCAAATAAAAAATGCGATTGATCCGAAGATTACAATCGCATTTAAGATGACTCGGTTGTTCATTTTCCTCCCAGAGAGTATTCGAACAATGAACTCTCTGGATGTGCCCATGGAATTTTTTCTCCATCAACAGAATATTGATCTCTATAAACTTTTAGTTTATTGACCAGATCATCATATTGTTCCCACATCCATTCAGATCCTGTATGTTCTTTATATAATTCACATGCACGAATGAGGCGTAAAATATCCTCGTCTTTGAACCTCATCATGGTATCCTAAACTCCTACTTTAATTATAAAAACCAAAAAACAACTGTCAATTTATTGTCAGCAATTCCACGCACGTAGCGATTTGTTAATTCTGCTATCAGGATCGCTGGCAGTTTTCTTAGACGTTAACTTCTTTTTCATGCCCTTCATTCGAGCACAGAAGGATTTCCTACGGGGATTTCCAACCTTCTTTGATGGTGCCTTAAGGTCAGATCCTGGATTTTCTCTCTCGTAAGACTTTCGTCCTTTCTCGTTAAGTCCTCCAGACTTTTTCTTTCCTTCCTTTCTTGTCCAGGCTGCTTCTGACATTTTTTTGATGGCGTTTTTGTCCCAGTAATCGACTCCGTAGGAGCACTCTGATCTGGTTTCCATTTTTTCGCACTTGGGACAGTATCGTTTTTCTGTTGATTCTCTAATGTCATGCATTAGTTGTTTGAACGACTTCATATTTAGTCTCCTTAGTTATCTACTAAAATTAAATCAAAGATAGCACCAGCACCAAGTGTAGAACTAGATGATGCTCTTACTTCAATATCTGTCTTTTCTTCAAATTTCAAAGGAACAGGATAGTCATAAGTAATTGGAGAACCAGCAGCAGTTCCAAATTGACCCTTTACATTGAATACTCCACCAAAAGGTCTTGCCATAAATCTAAACTTTGTCTCCCCGTTTGACTTATCAATAGATCCTTGGAACTTCATTAGATAAGCAGTTTTACCAGCAGGAACAGTATACACTGCCATCAAAGTTTGTCCCGCTTCTGCTTTAATGATAGCTCTTACAGCACCATCAACACTAATCTCAATATCTTCAGCATTAGTTCCAGTCAGTTGAATTGCTCTAAAAATTCGTAGGAATTCTGTAGTGCCAGAAGAACCAATAGTAATGGTTTCTGTTACAGGAGCATAGTTACCATCAAGTCCTTGAACTTCTACTGTTCCAGTATCGCCATTAGTAGAAGCAACAGATGCCACACCAGCAGTTCCGATATAAGAATAGAGTGACGCATCATCCCAGATGGTGGCATATGCTGCTCCATGAAGAGATACGTCAGTGCTATATCCAAACTTATTGATGTGTGAATATCCGTCTAACAGTCCAGCAGCAATAGGAATGTTAGCAGCAGCACCATAACTGTTGAGTGGATTGCCGTTTTCATCGGCAAGCATCACAACTTCAAAGTTAGTAGTGTCTTGTGCTCTGTATGCCTGTTCGTCTTTATTCCACTGTGCCATTAGTTTCCGTATGCGATTTTGGTTGCGAATACAGTTGCTGCTGTAACTGCTGTTGGAGTTGGTGTAGCTCCATCATCTGCTAAAATAGTAACAGCTGGAGTTTTTTCAATAGAAACTCTTTCTCCAGCAGCAACCCAAACCGTAGCAGCAGTTGCTTCTGCTACAAGAAGTCTAACAGCAGTATTGTTTGTATTGATTACCGATACAATACTTGCAGCATCTACATCTGATGGTGTTGCTAAATCAACAGCTTCTGCCAATGGTTTGATCGCCATGTTCCCACACTTTTTTTATTATTTATCTTTTGCCACCACCCATCTGCTTCAGCATCTTCTGAAGTTCAGCAGTGCTACCGACAAACATAGCGTTATTGGTAACTTTGGATGGACCTTTCTTTTCTTCGTCAAGATCCTTCATCTTCTTATGTAGGTCTTGGAGTTTCTCAGTCATGTCTGCGACGTGCTTCATTGCCGCTACAGCGACTTCATATGCTCTTGGGTGCCCTGACTCCTGAGCGACCTCTAAGGCACCGTTGACCGCCTCCTGACCCTTGTCTATGAGACTGTATAACTCACCCCTGGTATATTGGTAATCCTTCTCACGGTCGTCCCTATCGACCTCTGGTGGTTTTGGTTTAGAGGGTGTGCTTTCCTCAATAGGTTCAACTTCAATATTGAGGATTTCCTCCATGTTTTCTTCCATGCTCATAAGAATTCAATTCCTTCATTAAATCCAAAGTCATCACCAGCATCAACCAAAGCATCATCGAGAGTATCGATATTGCCATCTTGATTGATATCTGTTGTCGCTTTTGGTGTGTATGTTCTAGTAATTGTTCTTCTATTGACGTTTAGATCACCAATAGTTTCGTGAATAATTGCTTTTCTGATAATATCAGAAGTGCTGTAAGGACCATATAGATATGACTTCATGGTGAAGTTTAAAGTATAAGCAATATATCTACGTTGCATAAAACTATCTTCCCACTCATCCTCACTAGTAATATTGTTTAAAACAATAGCAACATCTTTTTTCTCATCCATATCAGGAATCATATTAAGAGTCACTGAAAATGATGGTTGGAAATATGGTAAAATTTGTTCTAAAATTTGTAGAGCATCATCTTGAGATTTTGCTATAATGCCTAATTCAAAACTAATGTTGTATGGAACAGGAACATATTGTACTTTTACTTCGTTACCATTATCATTAATAATTGTCTTGTATTTTTGAATTGGTGATGTTTTACGAGTTGAATCGTAATCAATACCAGTCATTTCAAAATAAAGACGTGGCAATGTAATTGATACTTTTGAAGCAGCAGTATCAGTTAAACGAACAAGAAATTTTTGCTTTGGACCATATGCTAGAGGAACTTTAGATTCTTCCAGGACAGTCCCATCATTAGGATCTGTGCTCTTCATTGTAATATTGT